AACCAATCAGGCTGAAAACCAACACCCGTAATGCTTTGCGTTGAGCCGTTGCCAGTCCAAAGCACCGTGTTAAAATGATCATCAGCTTGACTGCTCTTTGTTGGACCGATTTCTGGAGTTGTAAGATTAGCGGCACAAAGAGAAACATACCCCGTAGGTGGTGCATACTCAAACGTACCAATACCTTCACCATCGCTTTGTGCGCTGGCTACGTTTTGACTATCTTGTCCAAAGTTTATAAATAAATTGTTTGTGCTTCCGTGTGCGCTAGCAATAACAAACACATCTTCAGTTGTACCTCCAGTTATTGTGCCTATCTCATTACTTCCAGCAGCTGGATCGCCAGTTGATCCAGCACCAGATTGATGACCTTGAGGCGCACCAAAATAAGTTCCGTTTCTGCTAAACCAAACTTTACCTGTTGCCCCATCAATCGCCATCCCCAGAATATCACCAGCAGAAAACTTAGAGATGCCAAAACCACCAAGACCAGAGCTTGACCCGTAATCATTTTCACTGCCATTTAACATGACAGACCGATTATACATAGTGATAGCATTTGATCCACCAACAGTGGTGCTTGATGGTCCACTTTCTAACCCAGATTTTGTGGCAAATCCAGCCATCCAATAATTTCCAGCTTGATCGGTACACTCAACTTCAATATAGATCTTTTTGTCCTTTGGGATAGTAAATGTTGATACTGCGCCGTATCCATTTGCGGTATTAACAAAACCACCACCAGATACTTTTAAGTTACCTTCTGACAAAGTGCCTTGTGCGCCAGAATGATATATTGAGTTCATCGTAGCAAAGTTATTAGTCGGGCTGTCTAACATGACATCGTGTGCAGCTATGCCTGATGATGTCCAGTGGTTATTATTTCCGCTTGTGTCTGCACCAACCGTGCTAGATGATGCAGTGCCAGTTCCTGTTTGCTTAAATTCAAGCAGCCAGCCATTATTTCCATAACTTCCTGAATATGCCTTTGGAATCCACACTCCATCTTTCGTTTCAGCAAATTCAGTTGGGGCAACAACAGCACCATCTATGTTGTAAAATTGTGCTAAATAACCATCATGGAATCTATCTGCGTTGTCACCAGATCTTGAATTTATTCCTGCATTCTCACCACTTACGTTCCAACCAGTGCTTGAGCTACCGTCAATTAAATTTCTTTCATCTGTTGCGAAACTTGTTTCTTCAACGCCATTTACATAAAGCCTGACTTTATGAGCATTGGTTGAATTAGCACGGTCAAATGAAACGTGAAAATTATACCAAGCACTAGGGTCACGAAAGACTCTGTTTGTTATCAATCTTGCCTGTGATCCTCCATCATTGTAATTGATGAAAAGATATATTTGACCGCTTAAAAATGTAAACGCTGTGTTTCCCGGCCCATTTACACCAAATACAGTGTCATAATCAGATGAGTCTTCAAGAGGTGAACTGCGCTTTAGCCAAAAATTTACAGTCCACTTTGAAATATCTGTCGGAGATCCTTGAGAGAAAGTTAAGCGTGAGCTGTTTGCTGAGGTAAGGCGCAAAGAATTGTCAACCGTTGTGCTAAAGAACGAACCTAACGCACCGCCAGAATCACCAGCGCCACCAAGTCCCGCACCTACACCTGATATTATAGACATTAGGTCAAAGCTCCTGATACTGAGACAAGTATGCTATTAGCACTGCTATCTCCAGCAGTGCAGTAGTATGTTAAGAAGTATACTCCAGCAGTGTTAAGAGAAGTTAAGGCTGCTGCATTTATAGCCACTGCTGAGTGTGCCGCTGAGACTGTAGCACCTGCTGAATTATCAAATAACACATTACCGCTTTGACCAGCAGTAGGATTACTGAATGTCAATTCACTTACAGTGCTTGTTGGAGTGGCTTTAAAATTGTTACCATCTGCTAAATCAAAGACTCCAGCATTGCCCTCATCAACAATGGTTCCGCTGATCGCTCTATTGTGAACAGTAACAATTAGGTTTTCATCAACAGATATTGCTGGTGTTGTGCCTAAAGCAGAGCCTTTGCCTATAACCAGATCATCTGCGCTGTCATCCAGTCCAACATAAAAATCTTGTGCGTTACCATCGAATACAATTTTTGTATCCTCCGCTCCCGCGTCACCTATTGTAATGGCTGGATTGGTGCCGCCCACTATGAGGCCAGCATTGTGATTGTGAGTTAGGGTAACATCTCCATCCACTCCGAAGTGAATCACAGAAGAGTCACTAATAAGTTTTATATCATTTCCAATTACTGTATCCTTGGCAACGGATAAGCCTCCATCAGTTTGCAATGATCCATCTGTCGTGCTTGTTGCGTCTGTTGCATCATTTGTTTTTAATATGCCGCCTGCTGTTAAAGCACCTGCAACCGTGACATTGGTTGTGCCAGTTGGAATCTCTATTACATCTGCATCAGCATCATTTTTGATTGTCACATCGTTTGTTGAGCCTTGCCCTGTGATTATTATTCCCTCTGTTGAGGTAAATCCTATGGCGGCTGAGTCACCTGTAGAGGTGTCTCCTGTTGCCCCTAACGTGCCAGTGGCAGTTATATCACCTGCAAGAAGTGGGTTTGTAAGAGCATTAATAACCGCTGCCCCACTACCAGCCCCATCAAGATAAACAACGGCAACCTTACCATTGCCTATTGTCACGTTAGCTCCAGAGCCTTGACTAATAATAATATTGTAAGGACCAGAGCTTCCACTGTCTGTCGTAGCGTTCTCAATAATGTGAACTCTACTTATGTTGTTTGGGCCAATGGTTATGGTGCAGTCTGAATCCAAAGCGCCCGTATATTTGATATACATACTACGAGCGGGATCGGTTGCTCCATCGGCTATTTCGCTTGAATGAGTATTTGCATTTGTGGTTATAGCTTCAGTGCCAAACCCAAATGCTTCAGCAATAAGCTCAAGATTAGTATTGGTTGTGGTTCCCCAAGTACCAGAACCATCGCCAGTGCCTAGCTCGTTAAGCCTTAAATCATTTACATAGGTGCTTGCCATTTTGCTGTCCTTACGCTGCTATATCTATCCAGTTTGGTGTTTGTGAAGGAAGTATTTCTTGCCACAGGATTTCTTCTCCTACACTTCCTGTAGCAGATACCCCTGTCACAGAAATACCCACAGCCAATATTGGCGCTACGGTATTTATACCTATTGCACCTGCCGCCGATACACCGGTAACAGAGAATGTAGCTCCAGCAGCAGCCGATGTAGCTGTTCCAACGGCAGTAGTTCCAACAACTCCTGTAAGGATGTTATGGAATGTTAAAATTGACGGGGTATTTGCCTGCCACCCCATAGCACTATGATTTGTACAGTAATAATATAAAGTGGGAGCGCCCACCTCAACTGTGATTTGAGTATATGCCCCAGAGCTTCCGGGGGTGCCGTTAGTGGTTACACCGGTTGTGTACTGAGACCCGCCACCATGTGTGCCATTAGGTGTTTCACTAAATCGTAAGGGGTGTCCTGAGTTGGAAGAGTCACTCTGGTCAAATCTGTATGTGTTACCCTCAACTAGATCCAGAGTAACGTCAGCCGTAGCTGTTGAACCATTTATGGCGTATTTATTTGTTGAGCCTACGTTGTAATATGGATGATTAGAAGGATTGCCACTAACAACTGTTACTGTTTTTGTTATGATATCAGGACTAAACTGACTTAAACTAGCTGTGGAAGATACACCAGTTACACCAAACACAATGCCTGTATCCGATGTAGCCGTGCCTAAAGATGCGGTAGCGGAGAGGCCAGTTACGGCAACAGCAATAGGGCTGTTCCACGCACCTTCACCCCAAGTTCCTCTTCCCCATCCGGTAATATTAGACACGATTTACTCCATCAGGCTATTCTTATAATAGCGTTACTTGCATCTGCCGTAGGAAACTGGATAGTAAAAGTTCCTGAAGTAGATGTCTTATTAGAAGTGAAATCTAACACAGCGACTGCTTTATTGCTGTTGGTGCTATTGTAAATCAATGCACCCATCGCAGTAATCGTGGCTGTTGTAAAGCTAATATCATTGAAATCAGTTATTGCTGTTGTGCCAGATGTGCTTGGTGCCACTTTTGTCAGTGTGCCACCACCAGTAGCATATGTGCCGCTGGAAGCAACCTCACCAGTTGTCACAAAAACTGTTGTTGTGGCCCCTAAAGTTGCAGTTGTGCTTGACTTTCCACCACCGCTCTCTGCGTAAAGAGCCAGCTTGAAAGCATTGCCATTTGTGGCAAAGTTGTGTGTACCCAACAGTAGCTCTTGTTTGAAAGATGTACACATTGCTTGTGCTATTGCCATTATATTCTCCTTATAGCATCTGCTAATTCCAGTTGACCCGCTTCACGAACCTTCGCACATATTGTAGCACGTTCCTCCCTCCTCGCCAACTCCACGTAGTATTGTAAAATATTTCTCACTTTGTCTTTGAAAGCCTCTGCTTGAATCCTTATCTCCTCTGGAGAGTCTTCGGAAACATATACGATTTTGTTAGTAGCCATTTCTGATATCTGATCATTTGAAAGACCCCCCTTGTTAGATGTCATAACACTAACCGGACCCAGTCCCGTTGCCCCTGTATTAAACATTATCATGTCTCCCGAATATCACTGGTTTTTCATCTTGTGGCTCCGGTGACTCAAACTCTGACTGCCTCACTATTAACAACGATCCATCTTTTACTGTCTGAACCAAAGGGTCATCCAATCTATGATAACCATATAACTTCTCATTATCTGGAACATTTGTATCTAAAAGTGTTGAGTTGTGAGCCACCTCTATCTTTATCCCTTTTGAAACTGCTATGGCTAACCAAAATTCTACACAAGCTCTGCCAGACTCAGCCATATTTACGTTTTTATATGTATAGTCTATGCCATAAAGACACAGGGTCTTAACCTTACTCCATATTGCGTATGCCACAGCATAAGCCACAGTGTTATTAAAATAACAAAAGCCTAAGCCTGTAGCCACCTCCTTTAACGGGAAAAGTTCTAGGTAACTTATTCTTTCATCCAGTTGACAAGTAATAACTGGTTTTGTGTTTTTTGATAAAAATTCACGGGCAACACCTGTTTGTGTACCCGCGTTTTCTGTATCCAAAAACCTAGACACAGGATCCATCATAAATGTTTTGTCAACGTGTATGATTGCTCCTATGCAGTTTATTCCCCAAACTTCGTCAAAATGTTGTGAGGCTATTCTCGCAGAAACGTAATCAGCGTAACTGCTACCAAGCCCTACTATAGCTACTTTCATTGTCTCCCTATGTCCTCGGTCTTTCTGGAAGCCCCTCTCTGTAAGCGTCCGCGTTTTCTCTAGCCTCTGCCAAGTCTTTTAACCTAGATAAACTCTCTGCGAATCGAGATTCATATAAAGCAATTATATCAGGCTCACCCTTCATAAAAATATAAGCCTCTATCAAAGAGCCATACAAAAGAGAGTTTGGAGAGTTTTCACTAAGCCATGTGTACTCCGTGTCTGCCAAAGCTGTCAGACTGTTTGGCCTATAATAATAATGCAATTCAACTGTGTAATCCGCATTAGGGGTTGGCCCTAATATAAAGTTAGCATTTACAAGCCCGCTTGCAGATGTAACAGATGAGTCAAAGAAACCATAATACAGCGGCTTTCCTGTTGATGTCACATCAGGAAATGCCTCCCTCATAAAGTTGACATCCTTTTCTAAAAGGAAGCCCTCACTTCCAGAGGTCGTGATAAATAAGGAAAATGGAGCTAAAAAATCTGTGGGGGTTCTTAGATACTGGTTGCCTGTGGTCATTACACCAGTGGCGTTCTTTCTAAAGTTCTCCAGATCAACATTAGAGAATATTCTTTGTTCTGCTGCTTTTATAAAGTTTGAAAGATTAGCGACAAAGGTCGCCTCGCTGTTGTCGGTATAAGATTGAATAGCGGTTTTTAGCTCACCAAAGGTAAAAGACATTTTACTACCCTAAAGCTGTGACTGGCCCAGCACTTGCAAAAAAGCCGCCTCCAGAAACAGACCCCGTTGTTGCACCGCCAGAAACAGAAACGGTATAAGTATCATCTGATACTTTTGTTATAGAATACCCAGTGGACAACTCCATCACCGCCTGAGTTATGCCGTCAAATGGCTCGACAGTTCTAAACCTTACAGTATCGCCTGTGTCTCTTCCGTGATTAACTTCTGTAATCGTTATAGTTGTTGTCGCTCCACCAGAAGCACCAGTCGTAAACGGATTGTCTTGCAGAAGATTAATTACATCAGGCTCCAGCCTGTTTGGCCTTGCATTAGCAAGTGACTGACCATCAGAAACCCTCACCCTGCCAATAAAGTTTTGCGGGTGATCATGGTCAACCACATCTTTTCCAACACGCATACCTGTTCTGGTTCCGTTCTTTATTTCAAAAACAAGGTCAGATAACTTGTACCTGAACCCTGTTTTATCACATATACCATATGCGTGTTTTCCTACTGCGTTAGGCATTTATTAACCTGCCCTTGTAAAACGCTTGCCTCTTGTGGCTGCGCCAGTGCCGCGCATTACACCACCTTTAGACATGCCTTTTTTTCTCATCATTCCGCCTCTAGCCATGCCCTTTTTCTTCATCATTCCACCCATAGCGTAGCCCTTTTTCTTCATGGCACCGCCTTTTTTCATAACAGATGCGCGGTTAGAGGCTCTACGAGCTTTCTTCCTAAGAGCCTCAAGGCGTTTGTTTTCAGATGATGTAACAGGCTTAGTTGTTTGACTGCTTGCTGCCCTTGCTTTCGCACTAGGCACTGGCTTTCCACGCTTTCCACCCATTGGCGTTGTCATTGGTTTTGGTGCAGAAGCAGCATCTGCGGCTCTACGCTGTTTATTGATTTCACCAAGCTGATTGAGACGAGTCGTGACCCTAGCTCTTTTATTTGCTGTTTCAGACTGTTTTGCAGGAACTGGCTTCCCAGCTTTCTTTGCTCTTTTAGCCGCAGTATCATCAGCCAACCCCTTCATGGACGATTTTGTCATCCCAGAGTAAACACCGCCGCGTCCCTTGCCACCAGTTGGCATCTTAATGCTTTGTCCAACGCGAATTTCATTGGCGTTTTTGATTCCGGGATTAGCAGCCATCAAAGACTTGAGAGTAAGGCCTCTTGACTTGGCAATCTGAGACAGGGTGTCTCCTGACTTAACTTTTACAGATCCGCCTTTGGCGTAGCCCTTCTTCATCATACCGCCTTTTTTCATGCCCTTTTTCTTCATCATACCGCCAGCAGCCATTTTGCCTTTGCCGTCAGCAGCAAAGAATGGAACCTTCTTCCCATCCTTTTCAACCATCCTGAGCTTTCCGCCTTTGGACATTCCTTTTTTCTTCATGGCACCGCCCATAGCATAACCCTTCTTTTTCATCATACCGCCAGCTTTCATAGGCTTCTTTCCCATCAATTCTGATTTTTTCTTGAAAGGCATGGGGGTGAGTTTCTTTTTATTTGGTGGGACAACCTTGTCTTGGCCTTTTGGCCCGCCCTTTTGACCCAGCTTTTTAATCTTAATAGGCATATTACCCTCCTAGGTAAAATGTGTCATATGGTACAAATTTTAACGCAGAGGAATCTGTGTCCTCGTTTGCTGCCAGTTCAAACTGGAACTCATATTCCTGTTTTAGGGGGGCAACCCTATTTGCCACTTCTGGTTTCTTCATAGCTATATAATACGCTAATCCTGTCACCAAACAAGGCACAAACCTAGGGGGTACAGCCGCTGTTCCGGATATACCGGAAGTAACCCCATCTATCCCCAGAAGGTAGAAATAAGCGAGCGTATACGTTGCTGCACTGTCTGGTACAGGCCAGAGAGTAAAAGTTGTAGACGTTGCCAACCTTTGCACAAAGATCTGCGAAGGTTTGCCTTGAGCGTTTTTATTGCTTGTTTTAGCGTATGTAGATACCGAAACCCTCTGAACGTCAGTATCGACCTGATTCGTGCCAGTGCCTGTGCGAATCTGGTGTTCAATGATGTCAATAGTTCCCGTAGGCAACGTATAAGTTGCTGTGCCTGCTGTAAGAGCTTGCGTCCCAGCATTGATAGTCCACAAATTAAGTCCACGATTTTGCCACTCCAATGTTAAAAGGTTAATT